CATTCGTGCTCATCGTAAGTGCCACGATGAATAACCTTAACATCGAAAGGTGCACCAGGCTCAGCATAAGTAACTTTAATTGTGCCAACAACAATATTTGCTAAACTTAAATGATTATAGGTCCAGTAAATATTTTCAACCACTGCTCTAAATTGGTCGGCACTAAGACCAACTTTCTCATTTAGAATAGGGAACAAGTCGTTCAAATTTCTAAACGAGGCTGGTCTTTCGTCAAAACTATTTGCCATAATTTATTTCTCCTTTTAAGTAGTCATATCAATTTTTCTGCAAGTAACTTCCATTGAGAATGTCCCGTCCCAAACTGGTCTTGTTTTGATAATTTCAAACACAGCAGGGGTTTGATTTCCACTTGCATCCTCGTTGTTTAGGTACTCATCGTTCTCATCTTTAATATAGATAAGGTCTTCGGCTTTCAAGTATCGATACTCGTTGCCAATTTCGTATCTCTCGCAATTAAGCAAGGTAAACGAAACTATTGTCCTATCTTGGTCGAAAGCATTAAATATTTGTTGAGAGATTGTGTATGATTGTCTATCTTTCTCGCCCAAATTTTCATCTGTTTGCAATAATTCATTGCTTTCTATTGGGTAGTTTTTCCCTTTGGCATTGCCATAATTCTTTTCATCGTCTCGGCTATAATTAAACTCAATTTCTCTTGCAGTAACTGTATTTGCAGTAACTGAGAACTTTAAGTTTCTTGCAACCCATAGTGTGGCACTATTTGATTGAGACCATTTACCAGCCTCAGCCCAGTTTTTGCCCCACCAGGTGCAAATATAATAGTTGATTGTGATTTGGTAGTGGTCATTGCTAAGTTTTTTACACCTATAACTTATATTGTTGTTTGGAAAACCATAATTAAATTTTTCTTCGTCTGTCCAGAAACGATTTCCAAAAAAGTCTCCTTTTGACATTCTTAATACAGCATTTTCGTATGGCAACTTATCACTCGCCGACAACAATCCATCATTTTGCTTGTTTCCACTTGTCATAATTTGCTTATAAACACTATTTGACCCAGCATAATTACTTCCACTAACAACGTCACTATTTGAATGGTATTTATCATACTCAATAGTTAAGCCTATCGCTATACTATTTGTATCAGTTATAACTTGGTCGGTTTCAATAGTGATTGAGTCAGAGTGATAGTAATATTCCTCACGGGCTTGTATTGTTTCGCCAACAAATAAACCTTTTACCTCAGCATAACCATAAGCCCAACAATAAGCACGAGAGCCACCATTTAGAGGGTTAATACTAACATTCATTGACTTGTCGTTTATGTCCGTTATGTTTGTTGTTGATGCTGCATCGATAACATATTCATTACCATTTGTTTGGTTTATAATGTTTTTTTCACTATATGTCTGCTTTAAGTTTTTATAGTCATAGGCAGTTAGTGTTGTAATAATTTTTCTCGCCATACTAAATACCTCTCGTAATTCTTAATTTCCCATTTGTGACATATATTCTCAAAAGACCCACTTGACAAACCTTTAAAAGCACCTCATAGATTGTTTGTTGAGATTTTATATATGCTTGTGGTATTTTGTAAGAATTACATAAATCGTAAACACCTTCAGCATATTCGTAGTCAATTCCTTTTCTATCTAAAACCCAAGAGATAACCTTTGTTAAAGGTAAATTGTTTTGTATTTGCATCATTGGGACAATGTCGTCTTTAATTCTTTCAAAGAAGTCAATGCACTCAAAAGTCCAAACATCGCTGCCTCTTTCATTGTTTTTAGTATCAATATAGAACTCGCCTTGATAAGCCCCGTCTATATAAATTCTCATTGTAACATTTTGGAATATAAGGTTTTTTGCATATAGTTCGTCAATAATGTCGTCATTATCAAATATTTCAACACTAGCAGTATTTGATGATATACCGAATTGTAATTCAGTTTCATCGCTAAACATATCATTGTCCCATTTTAAAGACTTTAAAGATGCATAATCATAAACGCCTGTATAACCAGTTTTTATTTTTAGTATCTTTACAAAAGCATTTTTCTTGCTCCATTTAGATATATTTAAACGAATGCTTACAATCTGGCTGTCTTCTCCAAAACTATACATAAACACAGTTTTGTTGTTTTTAATCTTATAAAGGCTAGAATATTTGCTTACACTTGTGCCATCTTCATTGATAGCATTTGAGAAATACAATTCAGTAGGGAACTCGTTGGCAACGGTATCGAAATAAATAAGTATTGATTTAATGTAAGAGCCATCGTGTTTAACCGAAAAGTCTATATATTGAGCAGTTGAAAAGCCATAGTTGTTGTTGCTTAAACAATTTCCCATAAAACCTCTATAAGAATTGCTTGTTGACTTATAAAAGGTATATGTACCATCAAGTACACAGCCACTTACTTCGCCAGTTTCCTCATCAACACTACCACCGCAAAGGTGTAAGCCTTTTTTACCTTTAAAAACTGTATCAATGTTTAAGTTTGATATATCGCTTTGGTCGTGTTTTTCGCTATAATTGTTAAACAACAATTCATAATCGACCAAAAATTTTATTTCTACTCTTGGGGCATTTTCCATTAGTTAGCCTCCCATTGAGCATAAAGTATAATGCTGGTTGTTAATGTAACTATATGATTAGTAACATATCTTGTCCCAGATCCATCCGGTTGAGTGTTCCAACCAGTCATTGTGTAACCACTGCGAGACCATTTTTTAGGGTCTTCAGCCGAGATTTCGGTATCATAGTCGCCAATCTTTATCTCATCGCCATAGTCAAATTCTAAGCCACTTGTAATAGGGCTAGCCTCGATATTATTGTTATAGATTAGAGAAAGTTTGTCTTCATCGGCATTTGTTCCAACAAGTTCAAATGTCTCATTTTGTGCGCCAAGAGCCTCTAAACTCATTGAATAGATTTTAGGGAAATCTTTTGGCTTGAAATACATTTTCTTTGTCACATAACAATCTTCGACAATATCGTAAGCAGTAACAACAAATTCGTTATACTCTTTAATAAGTTTCATCAACACTCTATAAGCCCCAATAGGCATCAATTTAAAACTAAATTTAAGTCTTGGGGTTAAGAATGTTGCATAAGAATTAAGTTTGTTAATTCTGCCTTTTGTTGTTCTAGTTGGCTCTTTGAAAAAGTTTTTGGCATCAAAATAAGAGTAGGAAGACAAGTTTGGTATTTCTCGTCCATTTATGATTAGCCTAATCTTATTGATGCTAGACATAGTTTTCATTTCGTCCATAAATTTCTACTCCTTTTTTTGATTTTTTTATCTAGGCTTTAACTCGATGTTATAATTTTTTCTTAGTGCGTTCGCATTGTTTGTAACTTGTGTTCTTGCTAATTCTTTACCGTCGACCACAAGCACAATATCTCCGCCATCATCATTACCATTTCTAGCGGCATTATACTCAATTAAAGCCTCAACCATTGCTTGCTTGAATTGTGAAATGTTTGTAACACCAGTTCCACGAGTTCCTGTGGCAACAATTTCAGCACCTGCCTCGCCAGCAATAGCATACATAGTTCCTGTGCCTCTAAGCGATTGTTCAATCATACCACCATCAGCAAATCTCATAGCACTAACAGTAGCAGTAAGTGCGGCAGCAGCACCAAGACCAACTGCAAGACCTTTCATAACTGCAACGTGCCCAACTGCTGGAATACAAGCCAAAATAGAGAATACAACAGCAGCAAGAGCCAATAAGACCGATGTGATTGCAGTAATTTTTGTGCAAAGGCTTGCGGAGTCCCAATCTTTAATAACAGTTATAAGATTTACAAGCGATGTCACAAATGAGAATGCAGCACCAGCGACTAAACCGGCTTTGCTAATATCATTTATCTTTGTTTTCATATCTTTGAAACTGTCAATAAGTTTTCCTGGTCCACCATCTGCGATCCATTTAGCAATCTTACTTACTGCTATTGCACCAAGTATTGATAGAATACTGCCAAGTACGACCTCAACTTGTTGAATATTTGAAAGTAAGCCACTAGACATTTCGCCCATATCGACTTTTTCAAACATTCCATTTGTGTCGTTTTCACTATTGCTCATTGTGCTAAACTCATCATAAGACAATAGTTTAGATGCCCTGTTGTATTCTTTCATATAGTCGGTATTAACTTTTAACCAAGTGCTTTCGCCTTTAAGTTTTGCAGTTAAATAACTAATACCATTAGCAAGTCCTGCAACAGCCTTTGATATACCTTGTATAATTGGTGCAACAATTTCAAGTAATGGCATCATAACCGAGCCAACCGAGTTCTTCATTATAGTCATAGAACTTGTAACTTCGCTCATTGTTTCTTTTGCACTAGCATCAAACTGGATAATATTGTCAATACCGTCTTTCATTGCATCGGTAACGAGTTTCAATGAAGTTCTTATTAACCTATATAAAGCAATTCTTTTAATGCTTACAAAGAAAGATTTTAAACCACCACTAGCAACCTCGCTAGATGTTTGTCCCACATATTGAAAACTGCCAGCAACCTCTTCTAGGGCATCGTCTTGTTTCTTTAAATCAACAGTATATTTGGTTGTAATTTTATTGCTACCATCAAACCTTTGAAAGAAATAAGTTCTTTTCTTATCGGCATCGTCAATCTTTTTTGAAACCTCGCCATACTTTTGAATTAAAGTTTCAAGCGTATCAACATCTCCGTCTGGACTATTATTATCAAGGGTTTGTGATTTGCCATCTTGTGCGCCTGGCATCGTTCCACCAGAACTGTCATTGGTCGGAGTATTAACTTCGCCAATTTTTGTATCGCCAGAAACAGCATTTTTTACATTTGCAAGGCTTGTTTTCTTTAAAATTCTATCTAATGCAGTAAGTTCGCCTTTAATGTTTTTAAGTTCCTTAGCAAAAGGTTTAATGGCAGTAGTCAATGCCGAAAACTTAGTTTTAAACGATTTTGCATCAAGGTTTTGAATTGTTTTTTGAAACTTTGTCAAAACTTTATCAAGTGTTGATATTTTCTTTGCTGAGGTCTCGCCATTAGAGTTGTCATTAACTTTAATGTCTAAGACCAGGCTATCAACTTCAGTTTCTACTGCCATAACAGACCTCCTTTTTTCTAAGTATCTCTAAGTAAACCACGTGCAGAAAGTTGTGCTCTTGCACTTTCAATCATTTCAACCTGTTCATCAGTTAATGGTTGCTCGCTTTCAAACATATCAGTATGAGGACAGGCAGGGTAAGGAATGAGTTGGCTAGATTTTTCAATAAAGCCATTTACATTCAGCCTACTGCTTTCAAGGGCACGAACAATATATTGACCCATAAGCCACATTTCTTGTTCTTTAAGTTTTTGTTGATTTCTATGCTTTGCCTCGTATCGATAAATAAGATGTGGGTCGCCAAACCAATATTCATCGCTTGACATACCTATTGTTAAGGCATAGTCAAAATAGTCCTCTTTGTAATATTCAAGGCAAAAACAATCATCGTTAATAGTGCGAGATTGCACATTTGTTTCGTCTTGGTTTTTATTTATTTCATTGAGAAGTTTACTTTCTTCTTTGTAACTTCTCTTTGGGTAAAACCCAATAGTATCATCTCATAAACACCAGTATTAAAGTCATCAGCAACGCCATTTTCATAGATATAGTCAATAATCGTTTTAGCATCTAAATCGCTACCAGCCTTTGCAAGCATAAGAGGGAATGCAAATTTAACACATTCTTTCAAAAGTTCCTCTTGTTCATACATTTCGCTAGTCTTTTTTGATTTAATATTTTCAACAAGAATGTCAATTTCATCAACTTTCTTATTGTCTGCCTTGTTTATACTTTGTTTTGCTTGTGTAAACACATATTCACTTAATTTTGGGTATTCTTCAAGGGCTCTAACTGCTATATTTCTATCAATAGCAATATCAAACTCATAGACACCACAAGAGATGTGTTTTCTGTAATCTTTTAACATAAAATTCTCCGATTTTTTAGTTTATTGTTTTAGATTTTTCTACTAATCAGTAGTTGTTTCGCCAGTGTCTTCGCCTTCTTCAGCAACTGGCTCGTCAGTTAAGTCATCAAACCAACCAGCATCGTCTACAACTGTGAAACGAACAGTTAATTCGTATTTAGAGTTTGTAGTACCAGCAGGCAAGCCGAAATCTTGTGGCTCAACTGGAATGTAGAATGACTTGTTAATATGTTTAATATCAACACAAATCCACATTCTTTTGCCTTCCTCAGCAAGTGTCTTAGCCTTGTCTATAATTCCTTCGTCTTTTTTAAGGAATTGGTCTAAGACATATTGAGTAAGGTTGAAACCAAATTCTAGTGCACCAAAATCTTTAAGACCAGGTGTATAGGTCTTGTTGTTTTCTTGTGCCAAAGTAGTGGTTTCGATTTGTTCTCTCTCTGGGTTAAAGTCTGGGTGGCTTGTACAATCTTTGAAGTGTGTGTAAGCACTTTTAACAGTAGGTCTTACATTAGCCTCAGTTTCAAAACCATAGTAGACTTTTGTACCGATAGAAGTAGCAACTCTATTCATACTCTTTCTCCTTTATATTTTTTTGTATTTTAAGCATAGACCCTTTCGTAATCTTGCATAATAGTGAATTGATACCTTAAAGATGATTGGTAAGCCTTGACACCGTCCTCAAAAGGAAAGGCGGGGCTTGCAGTAGTTTCTCTCATAAGGCAAATGTTTTTATTGTAATCGCCAAATTTCAAATCGTTCATATAGGCTGACACAACATCTTGCAATGCAACAGCCATTGGCTCGGCTAGATACTGAGTACCACCGAAATTTCCCTTTAAAGCATAAATATCGATTTGTATATAAACATTTAAGGTTTCAACACCCACAAAAGTTTCGTCTTTTGGTGAGTTGTTAATACATCTCAACACATAAAACGATTTTGTTGCACTTTTAATCATTTCTTGGCTGAATGCAAGATTGCCTGTAAGTTTCTTAGTGGCAGAAAAGCGATTGTCAGTAGCAAATTTATTATCAAGGTAGGCAATTAAGTCATTCATAAAATACATAATTGTTGTGCTTTTATTGTTCACTTGTATTGTCCTCCTTTATAATTCCTTTTGCTATTTGCCCAATTTCATCTTTCAGTTTGATTGATGTATTAAACATTTGTGCTTTCGCTGGTTGTCCACGATGAAACACTTTGCCAGCATACCAACCACCATCGACTTTTGTTTTTGGGTTAGGGTAATAATATTCCCAACCAGGTGTTGATTGAGGCGACCCCTTAGGGCTCTCAAATTCAATAGTTTCGGTCGGTAAATTACCCTCATAAGTACCTTGTCCAACTAGACCTGTACCAAACTCATCGAATGCCAAGCCACGACCTTTGGCAACAATTTTTCTATTACCATCAGCATCGCCAGGTAGCACTTGAATATCGACTTTTCGTTCGCCATATTCACTTTGTGCTATTTCTAAGCCTCGCTCAGCAATTCTTTGTGCAACCTTATCGCACACATTGTCGAAAGATTTATAAGATGCAACCTTTCTTTTAAAGTTTTGTAAACCTTTAATATTGATAGACATTCGCTAGATCCTTTTTAGGGTTAGCCTTACAACCTCGTTTTGCTCTGCAACGTTATCGACAACATAATTAGCACATTCGCCATCGTTTTCCTCATCGAGTGGTGTTGCACCCTCAATATAAAAGACATCTTTTTCTTTAAATACACCTTTCCATTTTTGATATGGTTGGAATATCGCAGTTTGATAATCTTTCTTATTAGCACCAAACTCTTGTGTTGCAGTATAACCACTTGCTGGCATTACTGAGCAACGATTTGGTTGTAGTGTAACTTCTTGTGGGGCACTATATTCGATAATTCCTTGTGGCTTATCTAATTTGTTTCGATAGTAGATTTTCTCTCCAAATCTCATAGGGGAACAGCCGCCTTTGGCATAATTTTGTTTACTAAGGCATCATCAATATGACTTCGTGCATATTCCCAACTCATACCATTTTCGCTATAAGCAGTAACATTTGTACCACCAGCACGAGATAGTATGTCTTCCATTCTTTGAGACACCCAATTTGTTATTACAAAGTTAAATACGAGTGTTGTTTCGCTTGGTCTATTGTTTTCGCTAGGATATTTGTAGAGCAAGTAATCGGTTAATGCATAATTAAATGCTCTTTCCAAATCAGCATCGCTAAGCCAATCATATTTACTTTTTATGTCTTGTTTTAGTTTTGTTTTGATTTCGGTTAAATTGTTCACTTACTCTTGCAACCTCCTTTTGTTGATTTGAAATTTCATTATTTTGTTGTGGTTTCGCTTGTTCGCTATCATCACACTTGATTTCCTCAGTAGAATGAGAAAAAGTTGGATCAGCATTAAGGCTTTGGTCTACAATTTCAAAGCCCTGTCGCTCAAACAAATCTTTGTATGCTTGATATGGAACTTTGCTTATTTGTGTACCTCTCTTAATGACAACCCAACTTTCCATAACATTCTCCTATTTAAGATTAACCAGCAGTTTTAACACTAGCGATGATTACTTGGTCTGCCAACTCGAAAGATGGAAGTGCAATCATAGACACTTTTGTTTCAACATTTACTGGGTCAGTTTGTTTAGTAGTTGTGATAGCCACACCAGTTTCAACGATTTCAACTTGTGCACTTGTAGCGCCAGCCATTAAATCGCTTTCTTCTGGAGTAGTACCAAACCAAGTATTACCAACTGCTGTTTCTGGCATAAATACAACTGTGCCATCAGCAACAAACTTAACTTTATTACCTTCATCTTCATAAGTTTTGCTATAAACATAGAAAGTAACACCAGTTTCGTCATACAAGTGTTTTAACACGGTTTTTGTGCTCATATTTGGAATTTTAAGGGCACTATCGCTGTGGAAATATACTGCATTTTTAATTGCATCACATTTCTTTAAGTAAGACAATGTAACATTGTTTAACACAGCCTCAGTTGGTCTAACACCAGTTCTTGTTTCGATGTCTTCCAACCATTCGTTAATATCGCTAACAGGGTCAGCATTTGCAAAGTTGTCCCATTTTACATTTGGTGTAACTTTGTTTGCATTTGGCACTTGATAGTCATAACCATAGTTTTGTCCATTAGAACTAATAGACACAGCACCTGTTGTAAGTGCTTGCATACGCATAATTTCAAGAGTAAGTAAAGCATCTTCTACAAGAGCCAACTTATCATTGAAAATGTCGTTGATTACGATATTAACAGCATCTTGGTTTTGTGCATTACCAAGTAAGATATTAAGTTCTTGTCTTTGTTTTTCATCGATGTTTTTGCTATTTTTGAAGAATGGCATATCAGTAGACATTTTAGTGATAGTGCCTCTATTCAATGGAATAACTTTTGCATCGAATGCAGACAATGATAATTTAACTGGTGCTTTTCTAGCGCCTTTAATATAATTTAGGTCAAGTCCTAATTTTTTCTTAGAAGGGAATTTGCTTTCGCCAAAGTAAGGTGCTCTTTGGTTAGCCATCACTTTCCAATATGTTGATAAAGACTTGGCTGTAACTAATTCTGCGATTGATTTAGGCATTATTTATTTTCCCCCTTTTGTAAGATTATTTTTGTTAATGCATTCTTAGCAGCATCAACGATTACAACATCTAATTTAGCAGTGTCTACAACACCAGCAACAATTAGAGTAGCATTTGCATTACCTTCAGTAACATCTACATCGTGTAAAAGCAAACCTTGTGCATTAGCACCATTATCGGCAGTATTGCAAGTTGTTAATACAGTTTGTCTTTCAATAAGAACGTCAACTGTGCCACCAACAGGAGTACCAGCCTTAACAATTTTTCTGCCTTCGCTATTAGCCTCAACGCCAGTATTACCAACGATACAGCCAACAGTGTGTGCAAGTTCTGGTGCTATTAAGATGTTTTTATCAGCACCATAAGTTGTTGATTTCATAGCATTTCTCCTTATTTAAAATTTTGTTTTTTATATTTGGGGCTAATCATCATCCCTTAAACCCGAATAAGCCCCTTTTGCAGCATTTATGCTTTTATTATCGGTTAGGTTAGATTGTGCGAGTTGTTTAACAAATGCAACTTCCTCATCGTCCTCGTCCGGTGGTGTGTCCTTTCCTTGTGGAGGTGGTGGGGTTTGTTTCTTTGTCATTTCTGCTTTTGCTGACTTAACAGCATCTTCAGTTCTCGCTTTCATAATGTCGGCATATATAGCAGCGACATTTTCGCCTTTGTTTTGTGCATCGATAATCTTTGCACATTCATCGGCTGAGAAACCACTTGCCATAATCTTTTCTTTGAGTTCAAATTGTTCGATTTGTTTAGCAAGTTTTTGGTTGCTCTCTTCAAGCGATTTGTAAGCCAAATCTCTTTTTTGAGCATCTGTAAGGTTTGCATTTTCCTTTTCTTGGTATTCTGCAATAGCCTTTTTAAGATTTGCGATTTCACTTTCTCTTGCATCGAATTTGCCTTTTGC